GGATTTAATATCTTAGCAAGTGGTTCATCAACAGTTTATGGTGAAGATGGTAAAGTTGTCGTTGCATCAATCATGCCTACAGTAGAAAACAACGAAGGTGGAACCGGATTGAGTGGTTCTCTTGGTGGTAATGCCACTCTGAGCTCATTTACTCTAAATATACACGGAAACGTAACTAATACATTAACCGGTTTAACTTTTGTAGAAAAAGCTAGTGCTGGTGGTGGTTTAGATGCTGCTGATTCTGCTTATATCGGAAAATCAGTTCCATCAAATCCGCAGGCTAGGTTGATTGGTTCAACTGCAGCCTCTGGATATTTATTTAAAACCTTTAGAAGTAGCATTAGTGCTTCATTTTCTGCAGGTGATTTGATGATTTCAAGTTCTTCAAATTTAAGTATTGAAATCGTGTCACAATCATTTAATGAGGGTGTAGAAACAGTAGATGATTCAGATGGAAATTACATAGTATCTAATACTGGTAATAAAGACGCTGCTGCTGCTAGAACGCCTTTCATACAATCACAGACTCCTGTTACAGATTTATTTAGAATTTACACAAGAGCTGATGGTACTGATACTAATAATCACTATGTAGTAATTAGGGATGTTAAGAGACCACAAAACTCTAACTCAAGTCCTGATTATGCTCAATTTAGTTTATTTTTATATGCGTCTGATAATCCAAGTGCTGTAGAAAGCTATAGTGGTTTAAATATGGATCCAGAATCGTCTAATTATTTAGCTAAAGTAATTGGTGATCAATTCTCAACTGTTGCTAGTGATGGTGAAGTTACTACTTATGGTAACTATCCAAACTTGTCTAGGTTGATTAGAGTTGGTGATTATAAAGAGGATGTTTTCAGAAGTAATCCTAATCTACAACCAATGGGATTTGCTGCTATAAATAATCCTATAGTATCAGGTACTGCTACTCAAGTTCCTAGTGCTTCAATGAACCTAAGACAGACATATGATGGTGGATCTACAAATTCTTCCGTATATGTGGCTGATTTACCTTATGGTTTTAAGATAGACACTGGATTCTTAGCTAATCAGACTGCTACAAATAAAGAATATTTGTCGGCAATTCCTTATCCGGTAGCAGTGGGTAATAATGTTGCTTTTAACTTACAGAATGAATTTGGATATGGCGCTTCGACAGATGATGAATTTACCAAATATTCAAACTTTTCTATAGGAACAAGCACTCTAACCATATCTTCATCTACACAACAGTTGAAGTTTGCTGTTCCTTTTCAGTTTGGTTTTGATGGTATAAATCCAGCTGCAGCTAAGAAAACAGGAACTTCAATGTCAGCAACCAATACAAGTGGATTTGATTGTTCTACTGCTACCTCTACTGGTACAACTGCTTATAAGAAAGCAATCAACGCAATCTCTAATCCTGATGAGTATGATATCAATATGTTAGTAACACCTGGTATTATACATAAACATCACTCTGTAGTTTCAAATCATGCAATTGATAAGATAGAAGCTAGAGCTGATGCATTCTATGTAATGGATGGTAATGACATAGATGATAATGTTGCTACTGCTGTAAATAATGTTGTTACTTTAGATACTAACTATGTAGCTACATATTATCCTTGGGTTAAGATGGACAATCCTGCTGGAAACGGACAAATATTCGTTCCACCATCAGTAGTAATTGCTGGTGTAATATCTTTCACAGATAGTGTGGCACATGAATGGTTTGCTCCTGCTGGATTAAACAGAGGTGGATTAGATAATGTTAGAATGACTAAGAAGAAACTTACTCATACTGATAGAGATACACTTTATGAAGGTAGAGTTAATCCGATTGCTTCATTTCCTGGACAAGGAGTTGTAGTATTTGGCCAAAAGACACTACAGGCTAAACCATCTGCTTTAGATAGAATTAATGTTCGTAGACTATTAATCAGATTGAAGAAGTTCATTGCTTCCTCAAGCAGATTCTTAGTATTTGAACAGAATGATTCATCTACAAGAAGTAGATTCTTAAATATTGTGAATCCGTTCTTAGAATCAGTTCAAGCCAATAGTGGTTTGAGTGCATTCAAAGTTGTTATGGATGAGTCTAACAATACACCTGATGTCATTGATAGAAATCAGTTGGTTGGGCAGATATTCATACAACCTACTAGAACGGCTGAATTTATTGTTTTGGACTTCTCAGTATTGCCAACAGGCGCTGCGTTTCCAGAGTAATCGATAAAGTCACATACAAAGTACAAAAGCCCCACTTATTTAGTGGGGTTTTTTGTTTTATTGATATTTATATATGATGAAGTAACGTTAAACTGTTAAGATGAGTAGTTCATCAATGTCTTAACATAAGAAAGGTTTAACAACAATTAACAATAAACTAATTTGAGTAGAACTTAAATTAAATTAGGAGAAGTATAATGGGAACAAGAAGTTCTTTAGCCAAACTTTCAAGGGAATTATATCCCGGTTTGGAAGCAATCGATCAAAATATAGTATCTGTAGATGATGCAAATACATTTTCAGCCATTCAAAAGTTTGTTGGAAACACAGGCTTAGTACCAGGAACAGGAATATCAGGTGTAGCTGGTGCTCATACGAGTTGGAAAGAGTTTATCGGTAATCAAGTTCAGAAAACATCAATACTTATTGACTTAGTAGGTCTAGCTTCAGGTGGAGCTAATGATATTATTGGTAAAGATGGTGGAGTTGCTAACTGTCACATTGGACAATATACTGTCGCATCATGTGGTACATTAGACTCTATTAAAATGAGTTGGTTAGAACTTGCAGCTGGTGGTGATCCAGACATTAATTTGTGTTCAGCTGATGAAGCAACTTTAGCAGAAAATACTGCTTTAAGTGCCGGTTCAAATCCTGTAACAATAATCAATGGTGGTGATGGTACAGCTACTGATAATACTAAATTATCAGCTAGAACACTTGCTACTGCAAATCAATACTTATATCTGTCAAATGGTGCATCAACTGATGCTGCTTACACAGCAGGTAGATTACTTATTGAATTATGGGGTACTGTATAGTATTAACATAACAAAGTAAATGAATAAGGGGAGTTTTTACTCCCCTTTTTTATTACCTATAAAACTATGAAAAAACTATGAAATAATAAGGTGATAATCTGTATCGATTTTTCAGTTTGTTTATATTTATATATGAAAGAATTAAACACTTATTAGGAGAACTGAAATGCCAGACTTAATCGATCCTTCAGAAATTATGTTCACTCCCTTTGAACCAAAGGTTAAGAATAGGTTCATTATGTATATAGAGGGAATACCTGCATACCTCATCAAAGCAGCCAATAGACCATCAATTACATTTGAACAAATAGAATTGGATCATATAAACACAAAAAGATATGTAAAAGGAAAGGGAACTTGGGATGAGTTAGAAATTACTCTATATGACCCAATCGTACCGTCTGGTGCTCAAGCCGTTATGGAATGGGTAAGATTACATAAAGAGTCTGTAACAGGAAGAGATGGTTATTCAGACTTCTATAAGAAAGATATTACATTTAATGTATTAGGACCAGTTGGTGATAAGGTTGAAGAATGGACACTTAAAGGTGCATTTATTGGATCTGCTAATTTTGGTGATATGAATTGGGAAACCAGTGAACCTAATGACATAACACTAACACTAAGATACGATTACGCTATCTTACAATTCTAAGGAGTAAAAATGGGTTTTTTAACAGAAATGCTATCAAGCGATGCTAAAATATCTTCAAAGAGAACAGTCGGCTTTGCCGCTTTCTTTATGCTGATTTGTTGTTGGGGTGCAGACACCTTTACCGCATTTGAAGTAAAAGATAAGATATTGGAATGCTTTATGTATATATCCGTGGTAGGATTAGGAGTTACAGCAGCAGAGAAGTTTGGTAAAAAATAGTTATAGTTTCACAGTAAATCAATAGGAGTCAAATATGGCAGAAGTAAAATTCCCTACGGAAGTAGTGGATCTGCCGTCACAGGGATTGTTATATCCAAAGGATAGTTCGCTATCTAGTGGTACAATAGAAATCAAGTATATGACGGCAAGAGAAGAGGATATCCTCACATCAGCTAACCTTATAAGAAAAGGTATAGTTATTGAGAAGTTATTGCAGGCACTAATAGTAGATAAGTCAATCAAAGTAGATGAAATGCTAATCGGTGATAAGAATGCTATTCTT